TGGAGATTTTTCTGAGAATGTATTCTATGACAATGCTACTTATAAAGGAATCCTAGAGCAGCCTGACGAGATTGTTGCTGATGATCGTGTATTGACTACTGATTATCAATTAACAGTTAAGACCGTAGATTTAGGTTCTTTAGCATATGACACGCAGATAGAAGTCAGTAATGTGAAATACAAAGTTAGGAGTGCTAGAAAAATAGATGATGGTACTTTATCGGTAATTTCTTTAATGAAGGTTTGATATGGCTAGTAAAAGAGAACAGATATTAGCAAAAATCAAAACTAATCTTACTGGAACTACAGGAGTAGGAACTCGCATTTATCGAAGCAGAGCCGAGCCAATGACTAGAGAGGAATCACCTTCTCTTGTCGTTGAATTTGTAACAGACGAACCTACTGTTAATAGTGCAACTTATTTAAAATTAGATTGGACATTAAGAGTAAGAATCGTTGTAGTTGTTAGATCACAAACACCTGATACTTCAGCAGATCCTACAGTCGAAAGTTTACATACTAAAGTTGTTAACGATCCAACTTTAGGAGGACTAGCGATTGATGTAAGGCCAGCAACAGTAACCTTTGATGTTATTGAAGCGGATCAACCAGCAGGGATAATATCCTGTGAGTATGAAGTAGATTACAGGAGTAGTTATAACGATTTATCAACATGATCTACAATGTAACTACAACCCTAACAACCCTGATTGATTATTATGGAGTATGAAATTCCAAATGAGGGCGGTACTTACATACTGAACCCGAAAACTGGCAAACGTAAGCTAGTTCAACAAACTTCACAAGCTGAACCCCCTACAGAGGTAACTACAGATGGCACAACTGACAAGGAAGAGAGTAATTCTGATTGAAGCGGAAAGTTCATATGGAACTGACCCTACTCCAGCAGCAACAGACGTTGTTCTCGTAAGAGATTTAAGTATTACACCACAATCAAGCGATGTGGTTAACAGAGATGTTGTAAGACCTTATTTAGGTGCATCACAACAGCTACTAGCAAACACCAGAGTTGAATGTACATTCTCGGTGGAACTTGCTGGGTCTGGAACTGCTGGAACTGCGCCTAGATACGGAAGTGCTTTGAAAGCCTGTGGTTTCAGCGAGACTGTAGCTTCGGGTACTAGCGTTACATACGAACCAATTTCTGCAAGTTTTTCATCTGTTACTATTCACTACAACGTAGATGGTGTAAGGCATATTGTTACTGGTTGTCGAGGAAGTTTTGCTATTAACGCTGCGGTTGGCGAAATTCCTTCGATAGATTTTACTTTTACTGGAATCTATAATGCTCCGACTGATACTGCATTGCCTTCAGTCACTTACGGGAACCAAGCAACTCCATTAATCTTTAAAAATGGAAATACAACCAGTTTTCAGTTATTGTCTTACGCTGGTGCGTTGATGAGTCTAACAATGGATGTCGGCAATTCACTTGTCTATAGAGAACTTGTTGGTGGTACAAAAGAAGTCTTGTTAACAGATAGAGCAGCTAATGGATCAGTAACTATAGAAGCTCCAACAATGGCACAAAAAGATTACTTTGCTGCTGCTTTAGTTGATACAACATTAGGCAACTTGACTGTTACTCATGGAACGGCTGCTGGTAATATTGTTAGAGTTACAAGTACAAAAGTAGATATTGGAGATGTGGCTTATGGAGAAGCTGATGGAGTTACTATGTTAGAGATTCCATACACACTTGTACCAAGCTCGGCAAATGACGAACTCGGAATTGTCTTTACTTAGTAAGTATTGACTACTAAGGTAGAGTAGAAGAGTATATAGCTTAATTTATGGCATTTATTAGAAAGAAGACCAAGGTTTATTCTTGGCCTGTTGAGGTTAAAACTCCTTCAGAAACAAATATAGGTGAATTTGAAACAAGTAAATTTATTGGTAAATTTGTCAGGCTTAAAAGATCTGAATTAAACACCTTTGAAGAAGATACTGAATATGATGCCTTGCAAAAGATTTTAGTAGGTTGGGAGGATTTGAACGAAGAAGATGGTACTCCTATTCAATTTTCAAAAGCAGAGCTTAAAAACTTTTCTGAAGATACTGATTTTGTAGCTGGAGTGCTTGATGCTTTTAAAGCTTTCTATGGTAATGCACAAATGGGAAACTAACTGATGCTGCCTTATACTGGGCTTCGGGTGGCAAAGTAGTAATTGATGAAACTCTTAAAGACGCTGCTGCTTTTGGAGTTGATTTAAAGGAGCAACCAGAAGAAAAAAAAGATTTTGAAGTTTTTGATGAAAATTGGGATATTGTTATGATGTTTATAAGAATGAATACACAATGGCAAATTGCTTTTGGAGGTATGGTAGGTTTAAAATATGAAGTTTTATTGCTTGCTGGAGGACTGTTTGACCTCTACAATGTAGAAAACAGACAAGAAATGCTAGAGGGTTTACAACTAATGGAATCTGTTGCTCTCGTAGAGATTAGTAAGGAGAAGAAATAATGGCAAAGTCAGTTGATAAGGTAACGCTATTATTAGATCTTAAAGGTTTTAAAGCTGTTAAAGGTCTTGGACAAGATTTTGCTAAATTTAAAAGTACAGTCAAGTTAAGTGCAAAAGAAGTAGATAAGGCAGTTAAGGGATTAACTAAATTTCATGGAAATACAAAACTAAGCACAAATGCACTTAGAGGACAAATTAGTGCTTTAACAAGATTAAAAGATAATGTTGGAATTAATACTAAGGCTTACAAAAATCTAAGTACTGCTTTAGATCAAGCTAGGACAAAGATGAACCAACTTACTGGTGCATCTAAGAAACAAGGTAGATTTGGAGCTTTAGGTGCTGGTGCTGGTGCTGCTGTTGGATTAGCTGGAGGTTATCTTGGTGGTGCATTAGGAGTTAACCCAGCAATTACTGGGCTAGCGAGTGCTGGTGCTTACCAAGCATCACAAGCTGCTGGGGTTGGAATGATGTCCAAAGCTGGCTTAATGGGAGGTTTAGCTGGTGCTGGTATTGGAGCAGGGGTAGCAGGGGTAGGAGCTTTAATTGCAGGGGCTAAAGGAGCAGCAGAATATTCTGCTCAAATCAGAAGACTTGAAGTTGCTCTTAGAGGTGTTACTAAATCACAAACAGAATTTGCAAAAGCACAAGCTGTTATTAGAAGTGTATCTAAAGAATTAAACGTACCGATAGCAAATGCAAGTCAACAATTTACTACTTTAACCGCATCTGTTATTGGTGCTGGTGGATCTGTTGATGAAGCAGAGAAAGTCTTTAGAGGTGTATCAGAAGCTATTAAAGCAACTGGTGGAGATGCAGAAGATGTTAAATCTGCAATTCGAGCGATGTCTCAGATCTTTGGTAAAGGTAAGGTGTCAGCCGAAGAATTACAAGGCCAACTTGGTGAAAGATTACCGGGTGCTGTTACAAAATTTGCTGACTCAACAAATAGATCGTTACCTCAGTTGCAAAAAGACTTAAGAGATGGAACTGTTGGTCTTAATGATGTTATGAAATTTGTAGTTAGATTAAGTGAGGATCATTCAGAGGCAGCGAGAGAAATGGCTAGGTCTTCTGCTGATGCTGGGCAACGTATGCAAGTTACCTTTGATGAACTTAAGAAAAATGTTGGAGATATATTGCAACCTTTAGGAGCAGAAATTCAAAACATGACAGAAATAGCAGTTGATAATTTAAATAAAATAATTAATAGCTTTAGAAAATTTATGAAATTTGGTGATGAATTTGAAAAACAAAATTTACTTAGAAGAAAAAAAAGATTAGAAGATTTAACTACTGTTGGAATTACAGATTTTCTAAACATGACAAATCCGTTTGGAACATTTGGAGAATTAAATGATTTATTTGCAAGTGGACAAATAAAAGAAAATGCAAAGACAGAACTAAAAACTATAAATGCAAGATTAAAATTATTAGCTGAACAAGAAAGAATGATGAATGAGCTTAAATCAGGAGTATCATTAGGAACAGATTTTGGGGCTTCTCTCGGATTAGGGTTTAATGCTTTTGGAAATAATGAATCTGGTAATGTTTTTGAAGATCCTGTTTCTGCTGATCTTAAAAATGATACAACTAAAGCAAGAGCAATTTTAGATAAATATGCTGAGTCTGTAAAAGCAGTAAACCAACAAATTGCAAATTCTTTTGTAAGTACATTTAAAAGACTTGAAGATTCTCTTGTTGAGTTTGTTACCACAGGAACTTTTAACTTTAGAAAGTTTGCTCAATCAATAATTCAAGAGATGACAAGAATATTTATTAGAAGTCAAATAATGTCTCCTTTAATGGGTATGTTTAAAGGTATGTTTGGAGGTGGAGGTGGAGGTGGTAGTTCTTTCTTTGTACCAAGTACACCTCTTACAAATGCTGATCCAAGTCAATTTTTAGGTGGGGCTAATGCCTTTACAAATGCAAAAGGAAACGTCTTTGCTGGAAACAAAATTGTTCCTTATGCAATGGGAGGCATAGTAAACAAACCAACATTATTCCCAATGGCAAACGGAATGGGGCTTATGGGAGAAGCTGGGCCAGAAAGTGTCATGCCATTGAAGCGTGGTAGAGATGGAAAACTTGGGGTTATAGCAAATGGAGGAGGAGTTGGTAATATAGTTGTGAAT